AGGAACAGGTACATCAAATCGCTTACTACCGAGAAACCATGACCATCGAAGAAATGAGAACCATTGACGCCGTCAAGACTTGGAAGGAATTGGAGGAGGCAAGAAAGCTATGAAAACAGTCAAAGACATCCAAGCCGAAGGGACTGGTCTCAAAGTGCTAAGCCGCAAAGACGTTGGAGAAGCTTTTAGAGCAGCTAAAGCAAAGAAGATGGAGCTTCACAGCTTCTGGAATCGAAAGCGAAGAAATGCTACAAAGCAACACAATGTTAATGCATGAACTGAAACCAGATCACCAAATTCGTAATACTAAAATAGCACAACTTAGTATTAAGATAGTATGCAGGCACACAAAATCCAAAAGAGATCCTACTACATGGAAGATCAAGAACAACACATACAACGAACTTAATGAATCATGGCAGAACAACTTCGACTGGATAGTAACAGAGACAAAGTGAATACATCCTTTGAGATGGATTACAAAACACTTACAGCATTACAAAAGGAAGCATCAAAACTCGGTTTCAAATCTTGGGGAGCATATCTACGACACGTTATTGATTTTCACGTTATCACATTTCATCCAGAACTATTCCAAAATGAGCATACTGCAAAAACTCGGTCTAACTAAGGAGTCCATCTCAAAGTTGCTTGGAATCCACCAGACAGTGGATCGTCCAAAGCGCAAGCTAAAGCCAAAGCTGGGTCGTCCAGCCGGTCGCCACATTGACCAGTCAGTCGTTGATGCGGTGCGTAAAGCGAATGACACTTACACGCTGCGAGAACTGTCTCAGCGGTACAACGTGTCAGAGTATTGGGTTTGGAGCGTCCGCAATGGCAAAAGCCGAGTAAAGTAACCATATCTCACGATTATCAACGCGAGTGTGTCTTGATTAAGCTTTAATTCTATGATTATTGCCGATTGTGAACATCACACAGCAACAACGCAGAGTCATGGCGATTGGTTGCAGTCATGGGAACCGAGCAAATCAAGATGCACTCGCTGCGGTGCTGTTGTTTCGAGAGAAGTTCAAGCCAGACGAAGTGATTCACCTCGGAGACGCTTACGATCTTGCCGCATTGCGGTCTGGTTCACTCCGAGACCCGAACGACTCGGATCAAGCCGATGACTATCTTGATGATGTCCAAGAAGGAGCAAAGTTCCTTAATGAGCTAAGACCAACCGTCTTCACAATGGGAAACCATGATGAGCGAGCAAAGAAGTATTTGAACCATCACAACGCTGTTGTAAGAGGTTTTGCTGAAGCGGTATGGGAACGAATGCTAAAACCAATTGAGAAACACTGCCATACGTTTATCAAATACAACGATTGTCTTGATAGGTCGTTCTATCGGTTGGGCGGATTTAAGTGGGGACACGGTGTCTTGTATGGTGAAAACTTTATCCGTGATTCAGCCGAGACATTTGGCAATTGCGTTGTGGCTCATGCTCACAGAGCGGGTCAAGCGACTGGTCGCACTCAATCAAATCCGATTGGCTTTTGTGTTGGAACGCTTGCAGACATTCCAGCGATGGATTACGCAGGAAAACGACGATCAACCCTAGCTTGGTCCCACGGGATTGTTTTTGGGGAATACACAGACAACTCAGCGCAACTCTACCTTCACCAATGGCCGCAAAACGAACAGAAATGGACTCTGCCGAGCTTTTAAGACAGCTTCGGCTTGCCATAGCTAACCAGCCAGAACCAGTCCCAGAAGGTTTTAAAACCTCCGCACAGTGGGCTGATGAGTGGAAGATTACCAATAACGCTGCGGGAATTGTACTCTGCAAATCAGTCAAAAACGGATTGATAGAGTCCAAAAAGTTTCGCGTAATGTCTGGATCTCGAGGTGTTTATCCCGTCGTGCATTACCGTCTAAAACAATGAAATACAGATCCAAGACAAATCAGAATCTGACCGTGGAGTACATCTCCGAAGCGCAACTGCGCATCGGTGAGACCAAGCGGCTTTGCGTAGTCTATGAGCGGGAAGGCTACTTCTACGTTCGCCCCAAAGCCGAGTTCTACGACAAGTTTTCTCTGGACGAAGGTCCAAAGCCGAGTTAGGAGTAAGGAGTCAGCGCAAGCCGTGAGAAGCAAGCGTTGATAACTCTACCTGAAGCCATGTTCAACCAACTTTTCCCCACTCTTTCCGTGTACGTCCCGTCGCTTCAGCGGGAGTTCTCACCACGGACTGAGTGGGGTTTTTGTTTGTAGCATGATTATAGAAACTGACTTCCTAGATCACTGGAAAACCAGATTGATCGTCCGATTATTGGGAACCGAAAGCGCACCGCTCCATATCATCAGACTCTGGTCTCACTGTCAGACCAGAAAGACCAACCGATTCCCTGAATGGAATCCAGAAATCCTATCCGCTGTATGCAAGTGGGGAGGAGATGCAAATGTGTTTTGGTCTGCAATCCTCCAGACATTTGGACGGATAGAAGACGGGTGTTTTGTTGCCCATCAATGGGATGAGGTTAACTCCAGTCTGATTGCCTCATGGTCAAATGGCGGAAAAGGAGGAAGGCCAAAGAAACCCAGAGATAACCCACGGGTTAACCCAGAACCGAATCAGGTTAACCCACAGCTAACCCGTGGGGTAACCGATAGAGAAGAGAAGATAGAGAAGACTAATTCTTTGGAAATTCCAAGCGTCTCAGACCCAGAATCCGATTCGCTTCGCTCACGGATTAACAAATGGTTTTCTCGCAGAGAGAACACCGAGTGGTCCGATAAGGAACTCAAAGCTCTTAAGCCAATCGTGAAGATGAAGACTCCAGAATCAGACCTTCAGCTTTTGGATGCTCGCTACGAGTTGAAGAATAAGTATCGAAGGAAGGATATTCTAACCCTGCTCAACAACTGGAACACCGAGATTGATCGCTGCAAGTCTGGAGACGATGACTCGCAGCAACAAACGCTTCTTATCCAACCCGCTCAAAAGAAAGACGTTGATTGGAGGGATTCAATATGAATGACCCGTACTTTGCTCAAGACGATGAGTTTGGTCTGATTGGAGCTTGTCTCACAGGATCAATCGACACTTGTTCCGATGCGTTCGCTGAAGTCAAAAGCGAGTGGATTGAAACCGATTCACTTCGCGATACCTACGAGACGATCAAATCTCTGGTTCAAGCCAACCGGACTCCAACGCTCCAAGAACTCGGGAAGGAATGGCGAAAGATGCATGGCAATCAGCCAATCCCATTTGAGGATTGGAATAAAGCGATGGAAGTCTGTCCATCACCAGCCAATCTGCCGTACTACACCAAAGGCATAATCGAAGCTGCTCACCGGAGACAACTGAGAGCCGCAGGAGATCGACTTATACGCGAGTCCGCTGTCCTGACCCTCCAGCCAGATCAAATCGTCTCTAATGCCGAGTCTGGCCTCAGCATTGAGGTCTCTAGAGAGACGCTATCAACCTCAAAGCAGGTTGCAGGATCGTTTATTGACCAAATGCAGGAACGTTTCTCTCGCAAAGGTACATTGAGCGGGGTAACGACCGGCTTCCATTGGTTGGATCAAATGACCGATGGCTTGCAGCACCGTGAGATGGCTCTAATTGCGGCTCGTCCATCTATAGGCAAAACCGCCATTGCGATCTCCATCGCTGAAGCCGCAGCGGTGAGAGCTAAAATCCCAACGCTTTTCATCTCTCTAGAGATGTCTAAGGAAGCAATCTTCAGACGCTCAGTTGCATCTATTGGAAGTGTACCAATGCAATCGCTTAAGAGCGGCAATCTAAGCGAAGGGGATATGCGCTCAATGAGTCTGGCTGCTGGTAAGATTGCCTCTAGTCCGCTCTGGTTCTTGGATGGCTCAAGTTCTCAGAGCGTTGCCTCAATAACCGCAAACGTCCGTCGAGCGGTCAGAAAGCACGGTGTTCGTCTGGTGATTGTCGATTACATCCAGAAGGTCAAAGCAGCAGACAAAGCAGAAAAGCGCACCTATGAGGTCGCGGAGGTCAGCGGTAAGCTCAAAGACATTGCAGTCCAAACCGGAGTGGCAATGCTCTGTCTGGCTCAATTGAACCGTGAGAATGAAAAAGAGAAGGGTCGTCCACCGCGCCTGAGCGACCTAGCGGACAGCGGACAGCTAGAGCGTGATGCTGACTGCGTAATGCTCTTAGACCGAGACCGGAGAGAAGCCAAAGGCCAAGCCTCAATCATCATCGCCAAACAACGAGACGGTGAATGTGGAGTCGTGAAGCTCTGGTATGATGGACAGTTCTGTCGCTTCTCAGACTCCGGTGTAGATACTTAATCCCAACGATAGGTTGACTGCCATAAACTATTCCTGTAAACTGACCAACGAAAGCAAGAAACACCCACAAACACCATGCAAACCGGCAAGATTGACGTTACAAAGATCGACAAAGCATTCCTATTCAAAGGCAAAGCTGGAACGTATTTGGATATCGCACTCATCCCAAACAAGTCTGGCCGAGACCAATACGGTAACGATGGAATGATTGTGCAGTCTATTAGCAAAGCCGCACGACAAGAAGGTAAGAAGGGTCCGATCTTGGGTAACTATGTTGACTTAGATAAGCGTGAGGCTTCGCCAGTTAAGAAGGTAACCGCTAACGATCCGCTTGGACCTGAAGATGACATTCCCTTTTGATATTATTAACACCCATGACTAACACAGAAAGCTTCTGGGAAGATCCAGATACAGACACTCCACGTTGTGACTTAGAACAGAAGCGTATTGAAGGACAGTTCCCGCCTCATCTAACAACACTCGCAATGTCATTCGCTCGACGCTTAGAGCGTGAGATTAACGAACAACGACGACGCATCTATGATCTAGAAGAAGAGTTAGAGCGTTTGACTCTAGAGTAATATGCATCACAAGCGTTATCTACACAAGAAGATGGATGTTGATGGTATCAAGAAGGAGGACACGTTAGACATACAAGCGCGTATAACTCTGCTCAATCAAGCTCCATCCATTGTAACCAATGCGATCAAAGCTGGCTGGATCTCGTATCCTGCGAATGCATACGTTGATCCTGAAGAGCAAGACCTGACCGAGTGGCTTAAGAAGTATGACTGCGAGAAGGCGTACAACCTAAGACAGAAGGGGATGACTTACCGTGAGATCGGCAAGCTGTTGTGTGTGGGTATTGGTAGGGTTACTGAGATACTAAGACGCGGTGAAGAAATCGCAGTGCAACGCAAGCTTGATGAGATAGGTGTTAAGCCTATTGATCTGCCAAAGAAATCCACAGTGGAGAAACATACCACACTAACTAAGCAACATAAGAACACTAAGCGTTAACGTATGACA